GATCGCAGAACATGTAGTCTTCACCAAAATACTGTCCGTCTATGATGCCTAGATCAAAAATGGCGTGGTCTGTACGGGTTCTCGTATCGTTCTCGTAGGCCCACTCTGGATGCTTCTCAATCATCGTCTCAAAGACGTGACGTTGCACCATCATGAAGCCCGTGGCAATACGTTTCACACGCATCAAACCATTGTCGTCAAACTCAAATGCGCCTTGGCCGTCCAAGTAAAAGTCCAAGAAGAACTTACGGTCCATGCCGCGACGTGGATAGATACCTGCCGTGATGTCTTTGTCTAGGCTTAACGCCATAAGGCGGAGTACTGCGTCAGCGTTGATAACAACGTCCGCGTCTACAAACAGCATCGTGTCTGCATCAGACGCTAGAAAGTCCCCGACAAGGGTATTGCGGGCTTTCGTAATAAGGGAGCACCCCGAGAGGTGCGTGAGATAGAGCTTAATGCCCAATGGCTGCACCTTAACGGCGAGGTTGGACAAGGCAAAAGCTGAATCAATGTTCAGCTTGCCATCGTAAGCTGGGATGCAAATCATGAGTTTGCGGCCCGCTAGGTTAATGCTCTTCTCTGTATCAGCCATAGTACACGTTGGCAGAAGTTAGGTTGCTCATGTTCAGGTAGATACCGTTTTGAACAAGTATCCCTTCACCGGGAATCAACGCAAAGTTACTAAACACATCGGTTGCACCAACATCAAAACTAGCAACCCACCGCGTTGCGTACGCCGCTGCTGTTGAGGCAGCAATAGTTCCAGAGTTAATGTCTGTAACTGTGAAAGTATTTGCACCTGTGCGTGTTATTACGTAGTTACCATTTGTGCCAGATGACCCACTTGCTGTTGCAAACGCAAGCCCAACTACATCTCCAGTAGCCAGTCCGTGTGCGCTCTTGGTAACAGTGATAAGCGTGGCCGCCCTCTCGTATGTCGCTGAGACAGGCGCTGTAACAGTATCAAAAATATCCAGTGTTCCAGCCGTAGCCGTACCAACTGTAGAAGCAGCTTTAAGTCTGTTTCGCCCTAAGACAACAAAACCAGAGTTATTAAGGTGACCTTGTTTTACGTCCGTTTGCATCGTCATATCAATTCTCCTTTAAACAAAGGGGCCGAAGCCCCCGAGAATGATTAGGCTGCAACAGCGCCGTTAAGAGCAACGATGTCCCAACCAGCCGATGTGTACACCAGCATACAGCTATCGCCAGCAGCACTAAATGTGATGGTTGTAAAGCCAAGTGCTGTCGTGGGTGTTAACACAGCAGAGCCTCCGTCCACAACGTGGCTGATGATTTTGATCTCGCCAACAGCGCCGTTAGCCAGAGTGAGGGCTTGCGTTGCACCTGTGGTTGTCAAAGCGGTAAATGCGTTGGTGATGTCAACAGCGCCAGCGCCGGACAAAGACTGCGTGCCCAACACAACGTCTGTACCAAACGATGAATTGACGGTTGTAAGACCGGTGGTAGCGCTGGTGGTGACTGATTGGAAGCCGTTTTGCGACCGTACTGGGCCGCTGAATGTGGTATTAGCCATGATGTTTCCTTACATGCAATTGGGCGTATCTGTCTGCATGTCGTCAGCCGGGACTGTCAGATACACCGGGATTCCCGGGATAGTGTGAATATACACGAAATTTTATTTACGTCAATCGTTGTCTTGTCACACTACCGGAAAATAATGGCGAATATGCGCTACAAAATCCACCGTGTTGATCTAGGCTGTCTGGACGCACAGCTGGCGCTAACTCGACTCCAAAAACAGTGCTTACCTCATGACAACCCCTCTATCACAACATCTGGTTACTGGTGGCTCGTTCATTCTGAAGATGGCGTTCCGGTTGCTTTTGCTGGTCTTGTTCCCTCTTTGCGTTGGCTTGATTGCGGCTATCTGTGCCGCGCAGGCGTTTTACCGGCTCATCGTGGACAAGGAATACAGAAAAAACTTATTCGGGTCCGCGTCCGACAAGCCCGCGCCCTAGGATGGAATTGGTTGGTCACCGACACGCATGACAACCCTGCATCGGCCAACAGTTTGATAGCTAGAGGTTTTAAACTGTTCGACCCAACGAAACCTTGGGGTGCAGATAAGACCCTTTATTGGCGTCTCAAGCTCTGAACAGACAACCTATGCCCTATAAAGACCCTGCGGTACGTAAAGCTAAACAGAAAACCTACGCTACCAAGCACTACACACATAACACGGAAGAAGTCAAAGCAAAGAACAACGAGAAGCGGTCGTCGTTACGTAAGACGTGGAAAGCATTTAAGGCCACACTGTTTTGCACCAAGTGCGGATTTAACCACCCAGCTGCGCTTGACTTTCACCACGTAGACCCCAAGACCAAGACGGGCAGCGTTAACCAATTTGTAAGTGATGGCCAGTACAAGAAGGCTATGGAAGAAGTAGAAAAATGTGTGGTTTTGTGCGCCAACTGCCACCGCATACACCACCACGATGAGCGGCACGCCGCCAAGAAGAAAAAGAAAAAAGGGGCCGAAGCCCCCTAGTATTCGCTGTTCGCGAATAGCAAATTACTCTTCGTCAACCGGCTTTTTGCTGTCAAAAACAAACACGGCTACGTTGAGGTCAGAAGTCTGCTCAACTTCTTCGGTTTTGCTGTCATCAACTTCTTCGTCGCCATCAAACTCAACAACGTGCTCGTAGTCAGCGGCCCAACCGTGTTCCTTTTGGAACGCGATAAATTCTTGGATGAGTTGGACTTTATCAAAGTCGGCTGTGTCGATGGTCACGAACTCGTCGGCGTCCCAATCGCTGATATCAATTTTCACTGTGTACATGATAGCTCCTGTGATCGTTTAATACAGCAATAGCGCTGTAGTGCCATCCTAATGAGTCATTGTGAAGGTTAAGCGACAATAAAAAAGGGACCCGAAGGTCCCTTTTTCTGAGCTGGGTAATTAAGCGCCAGCAGAACCCCACATGCCGAGGGGATCAGACCAACCGAACGAATAACGCTCGCGGGCCTTGTAACGCACGTTACCTGTATCGAAGTCGCCGTCCATTGAGTTAGTCAATGGTGAACGCTCGAAGTGCTTCAAACCGTTTGGCACGTCAGTCGTCAAGAACCAAGCATTGCTGTCGGTCAAGAAGTGGTTGACGGTGTAGCCACCGGGGATAGCGCCCATTTGCTTGATCGCGTTGATGTCGTTATCAGCAGTAGAAACGCGCAACTCGGTGTCCAGCAAACGCTTGGCAACGAACATCAAAGCTGGTGGGATCACCATCTTGACGGGCTTGGCAGCGATCAACAGACCACGTTCGTCAGTCCACGCAGCGATCTGAATCACAGCGTTTTCCAATGAAGTTTCGTTCAAGTCAACAGCAACAGTTGGGCTGTTGTAGTTCACACCACCGTTGATGAGGGGGTGACCAACGCGAGCTGAGCTGGAGTTGACGCCGAACAAAGACACGCCGTCGCCACCTAAGTAGCTACCGCTGAAACCGTTGTTGATAACGGCAGCAGCTTTAACTTGCTTGGTGTAAGACATGGCGCGAGCCAAAGACTTGGTGTAACGAGCAGACAGGCTGTCGTACAAGTTGTCTTCAACAGCTTCTTCAGTGATAGAGAAGCCCAAGGCGATGGTTTCGTGGTTGTAGCGTGCTGTGAACGCTTCCTGCGCATTGTCATAAGCAATGGCAGAACCTTCGTTCTTAACAGGAGCTGCACCGAAGCCGGCCAACTTGGTTTCTTCTTCAAAGCTACGCTCAGATTTCTCTGTCTCGTAGATTTCCTTGTGCTCTTCGCCGTAGCGTGCATACTCCATACCGAACAAAGCGTTCAGGCCGGGGAGCAATTCTTTGAGCAGTTGTGCGCGTGAAATAGCCATTTTTTAACTCCTATTACAGACCAACAGCGTTGCTGTAAGAGTGGTATCCGGGGTTGAACTTCACCAGAATGTCAGTGTAGGCGTCGCCCACTGTGGAGAAACCCTGCATGTCCACAAAGCCAACGACGCGGAAAGCGGCAGTGGTAGTAACAGCAGAAGAACCAGCCACAACAGCAGTGTTTGAGTTGCCAGTGGTGGTGCTACCTGTGGAGGTAGATTGCACGGCGTTCAAGAACACGTTTGCGCCAAGGGCAGCAAGGGTCACAGAACCAGCAGATTGGACTTGGAACACAGCGCGGTCGTCGTCAATCACGTAGGCAGTGATAAGTGTGCCAGTAGGTGCCACAGTGTTAGCTGGGTAGTACTGAGCGTAGACTACTTGGCCTTGTGCGTTAACGTACGAGCAACCAACAAACACGCCGATACAACCCGTGTTAGCAGTACCAGTGGGGAAACCGTTGGTAGTTGCATCAGCACCAGTCGAGGTAGCAATTTGCAGATAGCCTGAAGTGTTCACAAACACGAGCGAACCATTGAAGATGTTCGTGTTGTAGCCAGCAGGGTTAATTTGGAACTGTCGGGTACTACCAGAGTAAGGTAGACCTCCCAGCTCATTTACGGCTTTGAAGCCGTAGGGAGAAGCGATCGATGCCATTTAAGGACTCCTTGTTTACTTAGAACCTGAACCAAAACCCCCGCCACGAGTGTTCGTTGACTTGCGGTCGCTGAACAAAGGCATCCGAGGATCACTGTTTCGCATGAAGTGGTTGTCCACTGAATCCATCTGGTTTTGCGCCTGCGCGTTGTAATAATCGTCACGGGCTTGCGCTTTTTCGATAGACATCTTGCA